GAACTACCAAACTGTGTTGTCGCGGAGCAAAGACAAACGATGGTTAAGTCCACAACGAATCAGCCGTGCATTAACCCGCACCGATTTACCCCCACAGGACACAGCAAAGCAAATTGCAGACCGTTGGGCGGCGAGAAAAGAAGAAATGAGAGAGAAACTATACAAAGGCGCAAGCAAAGCCTTAGATACTTTCTGGCTCATGTCTCCCATACCTCAGGATTTTGCGGAGGCTGAAAAAGCTATGAAGATGCTTGATAAAGCAATCAACCCAGATGAAGGAAAGACAGACAGTAGTATTAATCTTTCTATCTTAACCAATGGTTTTAATCCTTCTCCTATTGTTGATGTCTAGTTCTTTAGCCAAGTTTGGATACACCAGAAAAGAGCCTATAATACGCACATGTGCAAATAAACTGCACAAATGAGCAATAAACACCCCTAAATGCGCCCAAATGAGGGCAATACGGCCGATTCTAGGGGGTTTTGACCACTGAGTAGGGTGATCATAGCGACCAAGGGGGAAGCTATGCTTAAATCGGCTTGTAGAGCGATCTAGACGCATGATGTTTTTGCCATAACCCTAAGTAATTACGGTTGGGTGTAGGCTTGTAATACAGAATAACTGTTAGGAGAGATGTTGATATACCAATGGATTTTATGTTTTATCCCCGTGTGGAGACAAAACGATCTGTATTGGTATTGATCTTTCCAGTAATCACAATGTATTCCCCTTTGCCTGTTCTCAAACCACTAAGGCAACTAAGATTGATCTTGTTTTTGCCTGCTGTTCTTGTGTGGATAGAGAGTAGGATAGTGTTAATTAGGGTAACACCCAAGACAACGCCCCAATTTAGTTGGCTAAACTGAGGCGCTGATGGTTGGACGTTATGCCATTACGCGATTCTTAATAGACTCGCAATGACAACGCTGAGGAGAACAATAACAGTAAAGAGCAATAGTCTTACCCTCTGCTAGTCTCTGCTTCATACGCTCAATAACCCGCCATTCATTAGCAGTGGCAGGAAGTGAATCGAGATGGCGTTCATAGGCATCACATACCCTGTCGCGCTCACTCAAATCCCACTTCTTCATGATAAAGGGATTACCCATGCGAGCATTAATCAACCCTTTAACATTATTCTCACCCCTACCACAATAGAGGTGGATGTCTGCGGTTACTGTCCCCGCTTCTTTTACATGATGTATTGTTATCATACTTTGTAGTGCTTCTTGAAGCGTTCCCATGTCACCTCAATTCTTCTACCATTAGGGAACATAAGCCCAACCTTCTTAAGGGTAAGGCTTACAACAATAACTCTCCCACCAGCCTTGCGACTAATGGAAGAGCCAATCTTGGTCATAACCGCGCACCCTTTTCCAAGGGCGGTAAATAGTTATGACGCAACTCAAAGGCTAACCGCACCATTTGGATCGGCCTTACCCATACCTTCTTTTTTAAGGGGAAAGAGATAAGGTATTGAGTTGCTGCTTCTACAGCCTTTGCATGGCTGTCTTGTTTTCTTTCTTTATCGTATTTCATATAATTAAATGCTCTATTTTAGCCAACTAAAGTGCGCGAGCAAACACCTTAGCTTCTACTTAACCATAAGCAGACTACAACCCACCACCATTGGTCGATGATGGGCTGTGTGTCTGATTCGGTTTTGTTAAATGTAGTCGGATTTAGAATGAACCCTTACTCCACAGCTCGACATAAAAGTGGAGTAAAGAGATGACCAGAGCCATGCAAATGCGATGCAATGCATTCCTGGATACCAGCAGCTTGACGGAGCTGGCATACATAGCTTGTTTGTCCCTTCTTTATTTGATGCCTCCCAATATGTTTCATCTGACATCTTATGCCTTACAGGTTCAGAGCCATCCTTGGTATATGGGAGCGTAATAGTCGCAAACGATCCACTGTTGTCATTTACTGAAAACAGATAGATTTTTCCAACATCTTGAAACGTGTGCGCCCAGTAGTCGTAAACTGTGTTTTCACAAGTTGTTGACCCGATGAAAACAGCCCTGTCATCAGGGCTTTTATGTGTTGGTTTCATATATGTATGTAGTTAAATGCCATCTGGAACACACACAGGATTGTGCGCACGGAATGGGCTTTTCATCCGTTCTCCAGCCAACCCCGCCGAAGCGGGGGTTTTATCAGTAGCAAACCAAGTAATCAACTCGGTCGCAATTGAAGATATGCCTTTGGAGTTCCTCCTCACTTATCTCCCCACTTCCATAAGCTGCGCGCGCGCAGTCAAATGGTTTATCTCCGCAACCGTTTGTTAAATCTACAACATGTCCCTCGAAAGGGGTGCGTAGCTTAATGTGATAACAGTTTATTGGCGCGGCCGCTATTATCGCCTTCAGCTTGACTTCTGTCGGTGTGTCAAAATAATACGACATGTAATACCTTCCATGCCAATCCTGTTGTTCTACTGATGAGAGAACGGCTCCTATCTGGACAACGCCACTGGCGGTGTCGTATACCTCGTAAGAGGCATTCCCATTCTCGGCGTAGATAATACTGCCGTCAGAGAGAGTTATGACGTCACACACATGTGTGGAATCATTTTTATCCGACCATTTAATATCAACAATAGTAATCATAACGTGTGTATGCAACTGCTTGTGCGCGGTGCAGAATCCAATCACTGCACAGATAACCAACATCGCTGGTCAGGCGTTGCTCTCCCCATTAGAGCTGAATAAGGGGCAGGAAATTCGTGCCAGTTTATAGACATGGCTGGTCTTATTCATACAGGGTCACCTACGAATCTGGCGCAGAAGACCAGTCTCCTGCTCCAAGTTCTCCAGCATTTTCTGGTGGAAGCTAACCATGTCTTCAAAGGACGAATGTCCATGAAGACGGTCAAATTCCCATCCGCTTTCATCCACTTCAGGTGGAAAGTCTGGCCCTTCGACCAGAGTTTCGAATGTTGTGAACTCGTCGTAAACGATAGCTGTTGAGCTAACTCGGTTAGCTCCGACTGTGTGCTGTGTGTTGAACACTAGGTTCATGGTCAAATGCGGTCTTCTCACCCGTCTCGACTGATTGTTACGCCAGTAGTAGCGCTTGATGACCTGTCCTTTCGGGGCAGTCGCCATCAGAGAACCATGAACACATTCTCATAGGATCATTACTCCTATATGCTAACGTCAGGGCTTTGGAACCTGAACTGCCGCATTAACGCATGACCGAAGCCATGCGCCCATCTGCGTGGATTACGATGCCCATGCATCGCGTTGGGCTTGCTCTGTAACTTCCTGTAAAGCTTTAACTTTACAGATTACAGAAAACAACTCATCAGTGAGAAGAGCTGGATATGTTTCCAGTTTATCAATGATGAGATTGCACGCGCTCCATACTTCTCCTTCCGCCATAAATGCATCCTCATCCTCCTTGGGGAGAACAGTTGCATCTCGAAGTCTTTGCAGTTCTTGCCTCTTCTCCGTATCGGACAAGGAAAGAAACCACTCGCACTCCTTAGCTGAAGGGCGCATGTCATAAAGCGACTTGTAAAGGTCGCTATATTCAGCACACTCAAACCCAATTGCATCTTTATTTGTCATAGTTGTATGCGCACTCTCTGCGTCTTGCTCGGTTATACCTCCGACTCGGTTCGCGTTTCCCATCCATCGGAGGGAGGGAAACCGCTGAAAGAACTATGACGATGTGCAGATCATTACTCTGCATACGTGTCTGGGCTTGGAACCAGAACTGCCGCATTACACCGCCGAAGCGGTGTCCTCTGCGAGGTTACGACTCAAGCCATGACTTGATCCAATACGCTATGGTTGTCCCAACTGGGACTAGCAATAGAATCCAGTCAATCTCTAGTCGCTTCTTAGCTAATTGCTTTTTGCGCATAGTGGTTGTTGGTTTGCGTGAATGCCACATTAGCCTCAACCGCGAGGCAATCTGGCGAAAGGAACCAACCTATGAACAACCCCCATCACCTTTCGGTGACAGGACGCTTTGGGCTTAATGTCTGTTTAACGTCGCCCAAACGACGGAGCAGTTTTAACGCCTTGCTCAGGGCTGTGTCCTCTGCGAGGTTATCGACGAACGATGCTAGCACCAGGAGGCAGAACCTCCTTGCGAAATGGCTTAACGTAAACGCGATGAGGGACGATTGGTTTCAATCCCTGTAGCTTCATCGCCAACTTCACCCAGCTTGATCTGAGTGAGCCGTCGTTACGTGCCTTAATCCATGATCTGTCGATCTTATCTTGTAATGTCATAATGTATGTTGGTTTGTGTGTGTGCCACATTAGCCTCAACCGCGAGGCAATCTGGCGAAAGGAACCAACCTATGACGCTCCACTCTGCATTCTTCCTGCGGGCTTGTGACCGCCATTGGCTGCATTAAAGGAGCAGTTTAACGCCTTGCTCAGGGCGGAAACATCAACAATCAAACGCAGCTTCAGCCGCAGACGCTAGAAGCGAATCTAGTTCTGCGCGAGCAATGACTGATAGCGCATTACCGTATCTGGCAATGAACCTTTCAATGTCTCTGGCATCCGCATAAGCAGAACTATCAGAAACTGCTGTAGCCCTGACGTCGATTACGTATGGATCGCCATAGGGCGCAGACATTTCCAAGACCAGACTATCCTCAGATGAGATATCAATCTCACCGTGGATATTATCGAGGAATGCAATCAGCTCTTCGTTGTTGTAGATGTGGGTGGTAGTAGTAGCAGACATATGTGTGTTGGTTACTTTGGTTCAAGCAGTGCATTACCTAAGTGTAATGCAGTGCAAGGGAGAGCTATCGCTCTACACACACAGATACTACGTGGTCAGCACATGACGCTGACTGGTCGAGGGGCGGCGGGTGTCACCTGACTCCCCTATTCCGCTGCATCGACTACACAGATGGAACAGAACATTTGTGAAAAAATTCTCGTAAAAAAATTTCCACTAAAAAAAATCCCTTGAGTCTGTAGGGGGTATGAGGTAATTAGGGTGCATGGATAAATATGGATACAATTGGCCGACTGGTGTGAATCAGTTGACGATTGAGTTATGGTGTTATGCGCACAGGAAGTGTAGTGTGGAGGAGAAGTGGGATCACTTTAAGAATGTGGTGGACTTGGCGTTCAACTGTGATGGGAGTGTGAGGAGAGTTGTGTGGAATAAGTGGACGAATAAAATGATTCGTAGTGCTATTGGTGATGGGGGGAAGAAGAGGTTTTTGGGTATGGCTGGATGTTCGTATAGTGGTAAGAGTGATGGTTTTGCTTTGTATGGATTGGTAGAGTTTTGGAGTCGGCCAGCAGACACATATGTGTTTGTAATGAGTACGACTAAAGCAGACGCAAGGAAAAGGATTTGGAGAAGTGTTACGCAGTTGTATGCACAGGCACAACGGATGGGATGTCCTGGAAAGTTGGTGGATAGCCTTGGAGTCATTCAGGGTGTAAACAAGTTGGGGAAGCTGACGAGGAACAGTGGTATTGAACTTGTAGCGGCAGGTAAGGCTGAAGCAGGAGAAGCTAGTAGTGGACTGATTGGTATTAAAAGTCCTAATGTTGTGGTTATTGCAGACGAGATGCCAAACCTTGGGGATGGTATTTTGGAAGCTGCATGGGACAACCTTACGTCCAACGATCGGGTGTTCTTTGGTGGATTGGGTAACCCCAATTTATTTAGTGATCCGTTTGCTGATTTGTGTGAGCCAATTGGTGGATGGGCTACAATTACGGAACAGGAAGAAGAATGGAAAACAAAGTATGGAATGTGTATTCGTTTCAATGCTGAGTTGAGTCCAAGGATTACAGAGCCTGACGGGGAGAAGTATTTCTGGCAACCAGATCAATTGTATTGTGATAGGATTGCAGATGCTAGGGGTGGTAAGAAGAGCAGAGGATATTATCGTTTCGTTAAAGCTTTCTGGTGTCCTGAAGGAGCAGGAAATACGATTTATCAAGAGAGTGAGTTCATTGTGAACAATGCAATGGAAGACCAAGAGCCTGAATGGGAGGGGACGCCAATTGTGATTACGGCGCTAGATCCTGCATTCACCCGTGGAGGTGATAGAGCTTACGCTGGAGTTGCCAAGATTGGTAAAGTTGGAGGCAGGGATCATTTGCATGTTTGTCAGTATAGGGGTTTGGTAGAGGATACTTCTGACAAAAAGAACCCATTATCTCATCAATTGGTGATTCAATGGAAGGAACTGGCAACAGACTGGGGAGTAACGCCATACAGAGCCACGCTAGACGGCACAGGGAGCGGTATTAGCTTCGGGCATATAGTTGACGCGCTTTGGAGTCCCGCTGTCTCTAAGGTCAATTTTAGCTCAAAGCCATCAGGTAGAAAAGCATTCTTCCGTGGTAAAGAAGTTGAGTATTACAACAAGAATAGCGAGTTATGGATTCAGCCAAAGGAGTTTATTCGTGGTGGTCAGATTACTGGCGTGACAAAGGAACTAATGAAGGAACTTTGCACACGACAATACTACTCGAAT